TGCTGCAGAACCAGTAGTACCTACACCGATTGCGTTGGACTGATACAGGTCAAAACCGTGAAGTTTTTGCTCTGTTACCTTTCCATTTAGCAAGGGTGAAGAACCACCACCAGTTACGGACATATCCATGACTTTTGAAGACGCTTGACGCAGTACTTCATAAAAGCCGGGAGCCGCTACTAGCCAGCGATTTTCTTCTGGAACATCGTTCTTATCTAGTTCCGCTGCAGCCTGTGCTACCAAGTTGGCGACTTCATCACCAGTGTTAGCAGAGGTTGATTGCGTTTGTAGCGTTCCTGAAGGAGTCGCAGCATTGTCAGCAATGTTTTTGAGTACGTTATAGTCGTACGCTTTCTTGAGGGTATACGCTCCTGAAGAGGTGGCAAGTGCCTCAAAGTTTAGGTGACTATGACGTTCCTCGATATCATCGACCTTAAAGGCAAAATAGTTGCCTTGATCAACCACCAACTGAATCTGGTCATCTGCCAGAGCCTCAGTATTTACGGTGCTACCACGCTGATAGGCATTAACCGTAATGGTTGGTTCTTTAATGATATTAACAGTATCCCCGAAGTTCTCAATTTCTCCAGCGTAGTCGGTGTTGGTAATAGCTTCCGCTACCGAAGCACGACGAAAGAATTTGAGGACTTTTTGGGAGTAAATGACGGGTACAAAATTACCTGACGGTAGATTGCCGTACCCTGCAGCAGTAGTAAAAGCCATGATAATTCTCCTTTTATATCATAGACTGTGCTGTATTACTCTACGGAATCCACAACTCTTCCCTCACGAACTGCTCTGTCGATTTCTTTCTCGACCTTTTCATATTCCCAAGGTTTAAGTCGTGATATTTCGCTAATAGACCAAATCTTTTTATCATCCTGAAATTGTTCCAAGGACATTTTAGTGTTAGTCCTTGTTACTGCTTGTGCAGCGTCATTCCTTGATGCATTAGATTGTGATCTTTTGGTTGTTTTAGACTTATTACGAGTCTTAGGCATTTTGATGTTGTTGTCAGCCTTAAACAAATCAATAACTCTAGCGGCCCATTTTACATCTGTGTTATTTTTATAGATGCCATCAGAAATACTAGACGGTTGTTCGTCAAGCCAACTAAGGAACACATCACTTTCCTTAAGTACTTCAAAATCAGGATGAACATTCATAAGTTGCTTGGCTGCAGTTTGCACAACGGCTTCCTGTTCCTTAATACGCAAATTATGTAATTTATCCTCAATATCCCGTACTCGTTCATTAGCTTGAAGTGTAGAAATAGTCTCTACGACATCGTAAACGTCTGGATACTTTTCTTTAAACTCTGTCAACTCTTCTTCAGTCTTGGGCAACTCTTTTATATCATGCTTTTTTGCCTCTACAGAGAATTTAGCTTGCAGCAGTTCTTTTTCTTGTTTCCATTCATTTAACTTAGTATCATAATGACGTTTTAAATCATCATAACGCTTTTTAAAATCGTGAGTCTGTTCCGTACCCTTCTTAGAGACTAGTCCTTCGGTTTTAGCAAGTTGTTGACGAGTAGCTTCTACAGGGTCGTCTATTTCTGCTTCTTCCTCTTCATTGAACGTAGGTTCCTCTAAGTTACGCCTATAATCATTCTGATATGGGGTAGGCTCTAGTTCTGTTTCGTTCTCCTCGTTTAAAGTGTTATCTTCAACCATAGTTACCTCTCCTTCTATTGGGGCTGCACTGTGTGCAGGTTGCCATCGGTAGGTGTGTTATAAGACAGGGCCGCTATATGCAGGTAGCTGTCTACGCTAGAAACAACTTATAAAATTCCTCATTTCGTTGTCTCAATTCTTTTTTAGCACCGAATCCATCAGAATAATATCTTTTGTATTCAGCGCACATTGTATCAATGTCATTGTTGCATATTGCTCCAACAAACTTAGGGAAACTTTTTAGTCCGTAGCTTCCTAAGTTGTAAGCAAAGTCGATAAGCATTTCTTGGCTATTCTGTGATAGTGAGTCAAAGTCATCGTTAAAATGTGTAGAGAGTATGGTTCTAGCTCCATCTGTAGCATACTCTATGTCTTCTACCAGTAATTCTTCTACTTCATCATCAGTAAGCCCTTTGTTAGCTTGTTCCACTTCAGCATCACGTAGTTTATGACCGTAAGCTATTGTGTCGTTACCTCCTTCTGGTGATGCGTGTGGAAACCATAGTTGTTGATCTTCATCCCAACCAACTTTACTACCATTCTCAACGTACTTGAGATATTCTATAAACTGATCTGAAGGCATCATGCTAAACGCTCATCTGTTCGTTGTTTACCCATAAATGATTTTTCATAACCTTTAAGAATATTAGCTGCATCTTCAGCATTTTGTCTCATCTGTGATACGTTAGCAGGTGTAATATCCTTTGGTACAAATCCTAGACCTTGGTGTATTTCTCCACCATGTTTATAACCCATTGGGGCTGATAGACCTTGTTTAATCCTTTTACCCTCTGGAGTCACCATCGCAGGTTGTTGTGTTTGGGTGCGTTTTGCTTCTGCTGTTGCAGGTTTATCTTCTTCAAGAATAGCTGCATCCTGATCCTTTGATAACACAAATCCACCTTTCTGCATCATAGGTGGCATACCACCTTCAGGCGCACCTGCCATCATCGCTTCAGGTGGCGGCATAGCTCCTTCAGGCGGTGGCATCATTTCACCTTCTGCCATTGGCATCTCAGGAGGTGCTTCCATAGCTGGTGCATCCAGAAAGCTTTCACCACCCATAGGTGCAGCAGCTTCCTGTTGACTAGCAGCGTCACCTTCTCCGCGCTTCTCTAATTCTTCTCTAAATGCTAAACCTTCGTCACGTATCTTATCTAAATATTTTTGTCCACCACCAAAGAACGGTACAAGACCTTTAGGAATAACGTACTCATAATTACTAATCTTAATTGGAACGTCATCTTCAGGATCAATGTTAGCGGCAGATAGATCGACTTTATTCTTTTGTGCTAACTCTATAGCTTCTTTTGCGTAACGGTTAAGCTGGTTCAAACCGTATAAAAGGACTGTTTCGTACGGTAGAACGTAGTCACCTTCATTCGCTTCTTGTGGTATATCGTCAGCTACTGATTCAACACCTCCTTCTTGTGGCGGCATGGCTTCTGGTTCGTTAACCATACCTAAACTTGCCATCTCTGGACTTTCTGCAAAACCGCCCTCTACTGGACCGCCTTCCTGTTTTAGATCAAAATCTTTTGTGTATAGTCCCATTGTAAGTTATCCTTTAATTTAATACAGATATATCTGCAGGTTTAAGCCAGTTACGTTTAATCATTAAACCTACTACATAACTTGGAGTGTCAATTAACGTAGCTCTATATAGTCTACCTAACCAACTACGTCTTGTTCCTTTCATTTCAGCCACAATATCATCAGTACGTTTATTAGCTATATGCGAAAGAACTTTAGCAATTACTTTATTAGAAGGCATCATAGATACTAGTTTGCAATAAAGTTTATGGTAGCCTAATTGGTGTTCTGGTGTAAGATAACGGTTTGAATAAAGTAGCCATTGTTTAGAACGATAGTTTCCTAAACCATACATACGGTTCATCATTGTACATATTATTTTACCATACCCCGGATCAGCATGACCTGCTTGGTCATCTCCTGTTGGGTGAGGATCAGTTTCTAAAGCTGGATTATACGGATCAGGTGATAAAGTGTCACTTCCTGCTCCTCCTTTTACCACTCTATGTCCTCTTCTATCTTCCCTTGCTTGTCTAGCGTCATACGCTTCTTGTCCTTTTGTAGTTGGAGTAAACCCGAATAATGATAAACCATGTCTTTGTGGGTTTTGAGGATCATATTCTGCTAAAATATTACCATGTATATCTACTGCTACTACTCCTTTGTCTGTTTGAGCAAAACCATGTACAGACGATACAGTAGTAGTACCAAGAGCAGCACCACCGGGATTCCAGTAATCATCTGAAACTATAGCGGTAGCTCCTATTTGACCTTGCCCTTCAGAAAGCATAATGTCTAAAACAGGTTTCATCATAAATCCAGATATGGGATTTGATTTAAAAAGAAAAGCATTTAAAAACGAACCTGTAATTCCTTTCGCTATCGGCTCTACTAAAGTAGAAGGTTCTCTAAAACCTTTTTCAATAGAATCCATAACTCTTGATGGAATATTTGCTATATCATATCCTAATTCTTTTGCTTTATATTCTACGTAAGATGAAAAGTCAGCCCTATCTTTTGCAACATCTTTAAAGGAAATTGATGGACCAATAGCTTCTTGTTTGTCATACGCTTGTTGCATTTTTTCATTAAATGCTGCTATATCAGGAGAAAACCCTAATGCTTCAAGTTGTGTTGGATCACCTTTTTCATAAGCATCGTAAGCTTCTGCCATTCTATCTTGTATTTTAGATTCATATTGATCTAAAGTATCGTAAGATCGTACCATACTATCGCCAACTGCTACATTAACACTTTGCATACCTCTTACAGAATCGTCTTGTAACCCTCCGTCATCCTGTAAATCAAAAGCTTCCTGTAGTTGTCTTCCTACGTTCTGTGCAGATGTTGTAGCAGTAGTAGTCGTAGGCGTAGTTGTAGGCGTAGTAGTCAATGCTGTTGTAGGCGTTTCAGGAGCTAAAGGTTTAGTAAAGAACTGTGACGCACCAGCAGGTAACTTGCCTGATTGTGTAGCTGTTCTATAGAACGTACTAGCAGGTATATTCTTTGGTACTTCTGGTAAACCTTCTCCCGGTTTTAAAGCTATACCTTCACCAATTCTATTAAACACATCATTCCAAGATAATTGATTACTTTGTTGTGGAGCTATAGGTGTAACTGTACCGGGTTTAATAGAGGTAGCTGTACCTGAAAGCATATCTTCAATGTTACTGGCAGACAAAGCTGATCCTGTTCCTTCTAATGCGGATTCAAGTTGTTCTGCCAATGTTGCCATTATCTACCCTTTTTATGTACTTTTACTGTATCGTTAACCGACTTCTTGAGGCATACCAAGGTTTCCAGTAAAACCAGCTTCCCCTGCAGTCGGCGCATTTCCGACTCCGATTCCTCCACCACCAGCCGTTGCCTGTGGCGCACCACCAACTCCTTGAGGTATTCCTCCAGCACCTCCCATGCTTGCTGGTTGTTGACCAGCGGCAGGAGCAGCTTCGCCTGTTGTTCGTTCATTTAATCCTCTCAATACTTCTGCAAAAATTGCTGCATCACTAATATCGTTAACCAACGCATCAGGATCAATATCCTGACTTATAGCTAACTCACGTATCAGATTAGGTATCTTTATAAATGGAGCCAGCATCGGATTGGACACAGTTTGAAGAAGTGCAGTAAGTCTTTGTGTGCGTACTTCTTTCTGTACTACCGCGCTAGTTCCTTTTGGTTTAATTTCAAGATCGCCAATCTTTTCTGGTGTTTCATCGTTAAATTGCATATTCCATTGAAAGAACGCTTCGCCTACTGGCTTGAGTAGGAAATCATCTATATTTTTTATTACAGTCTTTACACTTAGTCCTGCACTGGACATAAGCATACTTAAACCTGCTGCAGTTCTACCAGTACCAGTTACACCTGTTTGCCCATGCATAATACTAGGTATACCTGTTTGTTCGTCTGATAGTTGTCGTGCTTTGTCGTACATTTGTATGTTTTCACCAGCCGTACTAGGAAACTTGATAGCGTTAACTGCAGTACCCGTTACGCCAGATTGCCTACGAAAGACTTTACCGGGATACACATCATAAGATTGACCGGGAACTAGTTGTGTTTCGTCAATGTCAAATACGAGATGTCCTGCTAAAGCTAGGTTATCAATAGCCATTCGCATATGTCCATTCATCAACAGTTGGCTATCTTCCATATTTTCTGCTACACCAACACCAAATAACTGGTACGGATTTAGTTCGTATGGAAAAGAATGGTACGGAATACGTGAAGGAATAAAAGGATTAACTACAAACCGTAGTATCTCTTGCCCACATATCCAAACGTTTACTTGAATCGAATCAAGATCGCCTTCAATTCCTTCCATGTCAAATCCAAAGTCTTCAGCCAAAGCACTGTCAAGACTACCCCAATACTCGTACACTTCGTAGCGATTAGACGAGTACGTTGGATCATCTTCATTAGCATGAAGTGAAGCTTCAAAATAACGCTCATGGTAGTTTGGACCGCCAGACAATACATTGCCAATAGCTTCTTCATCAAAGTGAGGACGATTAACAAGATCACGTATCTGTTCCCTGTTCATTCTATGACGTTGTATAACGTATTCAGCGTCACCAATATTAGTAGCACTAGGATCAGGATAGAAGTCCCAACAACTTACTGCTTCTATCCTTGGTACATTGCGTTCCATAGGTTCGTAGGTTTTTTCACCTTCTTCATCCATAGACCAGTTATGTATGGTTTTGTTGTAGTTAAACGGTCCTTTTATAACACCAGTACCTAATAGCGCACACTCAAAAATAGCATGACGTAATACTGTAACAGCACTAGTATCAAGAAGTTGATCCTGTATACATTTCTCCATTATCCTTGCAGCTTCTGCTGCAGGAGATATCTGTGGCTCACCCATACGTGCAGGACCAGAAGCTAAATTAGCTCCCTCGTACATACCTTCAAGACCGCCTAGTTCTGCTGGTTCAGGTTTAGCGGTAGCTTCCATAGCTCCCGGTAACAGTTCCTTACCATCTCCTTCAAAACCAAACGGATCGTCTGGCATATCTTCTTCCTCTATAGGTATCTTACTTAAGTGAGCAAACTCATCAATACCTGTCGGCATAGGAGTAGACTCAACAGAAATAGGAAACTTATTATTAGCAAATAAGATATCTACTATCTGACCATAAGCAGCTAGAACTTTAGTTTTAGTTATCTTAATAAAGACCTGACTACGTTCATTACTACGGTATTGTGTGCTGGAATCGTACACACCCCTATAGTTCTTGTACGCTTTAAGCCATCGTTCTTCTTCTAGCTGTCTTCCTGATTCAGCGTTACGAAAACGCTCCATGATAGTCCCTATAATGCCTGTAGCTTCTCTAGCTTCAGGCACATCTCTCATTTCTTCGCCTTCGTATTCGATATCATCTGCCATAACGATTTAGATTCCTTGGTTGGATGAAGCCATAATCATAGATGCTTGACCCATGTGCTTGTTACCAGATTCTGAAGGAAAGTCCTCAGTAAGAACGCCTTGCTTTGTTCCTACACCAAACTCCATCTTTTCACGGTAAAGGTTCGACTCTTTAGCGTCAGACATTTCGCCCTGCTTGCTCATCTGACCCATGATGTACCCTGAACCGTACATATGTTTGTTACCTGCTGGCATGATATTCTCCTTTTTCTTTTGGTTAAGTTATCTTAATGCAGACCCAGTATCAGGACCGGGCCTTATAGTTATACGTAATCCTTCGCCTTCTTCGTCTTCATCTGAAATATTAGAACGTTTTAATGCAAAACCTTCAAATCCTTCAGCATCTTCAGCAGCGTAATCTTGTAACGCTGATTCATATGTTTTAAGTCTTTGTTGTGCTTTTCTTTGACCAGCTTTAGCCATACCCCGTACACCTTTTCTCTCAGCTTGCGCTCTAGCACCTTCTGCTCTAGTACGTGCTTCTGTTGCAGCTAATTCTGAAAATTGTTTCATATCAGGAGTTATGCTATCTGATTCCATCATTTGTAATAATTCTTCTTGTCCTAAACTACTAGGGTCATCTTGTATTACAGGTCCAAGAGCAGTGGGTGTTGTAGCTACATCTAAAAGAATATCAGCAGCTTTTAATGGAGCAGCTACAGCAGCAGTTACGCCTGTTGTTATAGCTCCTACAACTTGTTGTGTCGTAGGTTTAAATTTCTGCATCCTAGAAAGAACTGAATCCATTCTTGATTTAGCAGATGACGTTATATCTTCTATTGATCTAGATGCTACGTCCGTATCAAAGTCAGACATCCATGAGAATAAAGGTTTTTTCTTTATTCCTAACATATTTTCTAAAGCTTGTTTTTCTACTCTTTGTTTTTTAGTTAAATCTTCAGACTTTATGAGATTTAATGTTTGAAGATTATTAAGAGCTTTTTCTTTAACTTCTATTTCATTTATTTCTTCTTTAAGTTGTAGACCGTATCTTTCATCTACAGGACGTTTAGCTGCAATCTTTCTTGCAGCCCATAATTTTTGTTCAGTTTTAAGATTTTCTTTTTCAATTTTTAATGATTCTTGTATGAATTTTTGTTGAGCTAATTGTGAACGAGCAATCTCTTCTTTAGTTTTTTGTGAAGCTAATCTTTTTTCTCCTCGCGTCATAGGTCGTTTTTGATTTGTAAAATCAGGATTCGACTCTTCTGGAACAGCTAAAGCATTAGCCTCGTTAATCAAATTAGTTTCACTATCCCATAATTCAGGAATATCCACGTTAAAACCACCAGCTATTTGATTTATATGTGTGTATCCTAATGCTCTAGCAAAGTCATTTCCTATAGATAAAAGCACACGTTGAGTAGCATCATCTCCTTGTCCTACAACTTTACCTATGTAACTTTCTTCATCTACTGCGGTCATACTTCCTATAGCACTTGGTTTACGCCCCATTGCAATACTAACTTCGCCTCTTTCATTTATAGGAAATCTTGCTGCAGCATACGTTGCAACAATCTTCCGCATATCAGAAGCACCTTCAAATGGTCTTCCCATCAAAGTTTCATATTTTTTGAGTTTTTCAGCTAAACCTCCTCCACCTTTTTTTGGATCACCTAGTAAAAAAGCTGTAAGTCTAGATACAGGTTGTTTAATTTTATCTGGATTAAAGATAGGCGTACCTGTGTAAGACCATCCTCCACCTCCTTTACCTGATACTGTTAACTTATTATCAGGATTTTTAGTATCATATCTTTTATCTTTTAAACTACCGTCAGGATTAAAAACAATAGATCGTACTAAATTTAAAGTTAAAGGATTAAGAGTTTGTGCTGCTCTAATTTTATTATGACGTATTTGCTCTGGAACATAGCCTGTAGTAAAATCTATATCTTCTATAAATAAGTCAGCTATTTCACCTATTCGCATTATAGAATTTCTAGAAAATAATAAAGCTTTTTTTGCAAGTTGTGCGTTAGGATTTATTTTTTGAGGGTCTATATCGTTAAGAGCATCTTTAAATATCTTATCAAAGTCAGGTTGAGGAGGAAGTTTATTTATCGGATTTGCTTTTCTTGGTTGGTAAGCTAAAGCATTTGTACCATCGTCAGCACCATATGCTCTTGCTATACCAGCATCTCCAGAAACTCTCGTTCTATGAACATTTACAATTTGACCGGGAGAAGTGATTCCAAAAGGGTATTGTTTAAGATTTTCAAAAGATGGGTCTAAATCTCTAAGAGCTTTTTCAGTATTTATTTTATTTCTGTCGTAAAATGAACTAACATTATTTTCAACATTTTCTAAAATAGTATTCATAAAATTTAAATTGTTAAAATACGCAGGTCTTGATACAACATTTCCTTTTTTATCAGTTTTAGTTACTGTTTTTAAAACTTTTTGAGGATTTACAACTTCTGGAGTAGCAAATTCAACCCATTTAACTTTACTTAAATCTGGCTCTTTAGCTCCTTTTTGATTACCTATAATACCATTTAAAACTAATTTTTTAAAACTTACTTTTGCTTCTTGTGATTTATCTATAACAGAGTCATTTTCTGAAGCATATATCTCAGCAGCCTTTAGATATTCCTCTATAGAAATAGTTTCATCGGATATCTTTTTCATTAAATCTATTTTTAATTCAGACGAATATTCCATGTTTAATATCCAAATATCTGATTAACAGGAGCGTAAGTCTGCTCCTTAACTCTGTTCATCATACCAGCGTGTGGTAATCCAGTTTGTCTAGTCATACACATATACCTTAATGCATCGTAGGCGTGGTCTTCGGCCTTGGTATCCACGTCCTCAGAATTCGTCTTAGACAGTGGTAGAGTTGGAAGAGTACGCACAAGATTAGTGCAAGTACTAAAGATGCGTAATCGTGGTTCAGCAGTTTTCTCATTCATCATCAGTCTACGGTGTAGTTCTATCTTACCCGACATACGGTTCTTATCTGCTGGAATGAACCGTACGCCATTACGTGTTAGTGTTTCAGCTATGCTTGGTCCTGTACCATGTTTTGACCAACAAGCACCATCCAGTACAGATATACTCATTGGTGGATCAAACTCTTCTAAAGCTGTTATCATTTCAGCTAGGGTTTCCCCGGTGTATCCCTTGTTATATAGTTCTCTGTATATCCAGAAGTTATTATCCCAGTCTACTGCACCCCAAAGGACGCAGCTAGGGCTACTGTAACCATAGTCAGCAGCACGTACTCTAGGCCAGTTGTAAGGTACTTCAAACGGCTCAACAACGTGGACTGATCTATCAAATTCTGAAAATGCTGCACCATCTGCGACATCCCAATCACCTTCCAGTAACCTTCGGCGTTCTACTTCTGGCAGAGACAGAAGCATAGCTTCGTATTCGCCTGACTCCGCAAGGTGAGGATTGTCCGTTAGTCTGGCTGGAATAAATCTTCTTTGAAATAATGGTTCTCCCGGTCTGTGTGGGTGGTTAATACTGTGCATTAAAGTCTTGCCAGTATCAACATCTGTAGCCCAAAATGGGTCATTAGGTGGTGCAGGATCAATAAACATCTTTTTAATCCACCAACCCCCACCACCACCGGGGTTAGCTGAAGCCCTCATATACGTATCTATTGTTGTGTCGGTTGTACGTAGTCGGCTTCGTAAGTAGTTCCAGACGTATGGTGTAGGATAATGGCCTAGCTCATCTATTCCTATCCATGTAAACGCCTGTCCTTGGTAGCGTGTTACGTCAGTATCCTTGTCTACGTAGCTGAATAAGGCTGTTGCTCCGCTAGGAAATGACCATGTACTCTTTGATTCTCTGAATACTGAACCGGGAAATGCTTGAGGGTATATCTTTCTAGATTGGTCAATCAGTTCTGTCAGTTCAGCTAGAGTACGTCTTAGTAGAAGTGCGCGGTGGTTGCCGTTATGTGCGTAGCGTAACAAGTCCATTAACATTGCAAATGACTTACCGCCACCTGCTGCACCGCCATATAGCACTTCCTTTTCTGGAGCAGCTAAGAAGTCCGTTTGTGGGCCGTTATTAGGATTAAATAAAATTTGTGTGTTATCGTCTAATCTTGCCCTCACACTTTTCGGTAGCTTCTTAACATTCTCCTCGACAGCCAACCCTCCGCTTCTTATTAGCTTTTCGGCGTGTTTGATATTGGCTGACTTGTCTTTTAAAGTATCTAGTTTCCTTTTTGCTTGTGCTTCTGCGTTCTTGAGTACTTTTATTCGCTTACGTGTAACACGTTTCTTTCGTTCTAAATGAGATAAATGGTAGTTTCCTTTTTCACCTTCTTTTAACTTTGGTCTACCACCTTTATTCTTTTTAGGTGTGTCGTCTGTCATTCTTTATATTTAGCTTTTCTAGGCTGTATCATTTTAGCGTCTTCTGCTGCTACAAAAGAACCTTTACCATATAATTTTTTTAATTTTGTTTCATACTTTTTTTGCCTTTCTTCAAGCATTTTTTTAGTAGTAGGAGTTTTCAATACCCTGACAGGATCATTTTTCAACTGTTTAATTCTTTTTTCCAGTGTTGCCTTATCATCAGGATCAACAGTTCTTTTAAATTCAGAAAATGTTTTTCCTTCTCCAAATTCTTCATAAAGTTCTCTCATACTAGACATTACCTACTCCTCAAAGTCCTGCACCAATCCATCTTGTTTAGGCGTATCTACCTGTTCACAGTCACAGTTATCAGGATCACACGTACATCCTTCTCGTCCACACTTAGGACACTTATCGTCTAAATAAGGCATCATTTCCATTGCTCGTACCACCGCCATTCCAAACATTGTTAACACAAAAATCCCATAGTTATTGTATCCATGTAGCGTATCATAAAACTAGCGTATATTTGTTCAAAAAGAAATACCATGTTGGTTAAGGTCGATTATTATTTCAGAGATGTGTAGGAGTATGTCAAGTAACAGCAGTAAAAGAATAAGACGTAGTGGGTTTATGACTTTTCCCTTGAAGACTTAGCTACACGCCCACCGTAAGCATATTTCTTTTTAACTGAACCGCCACTCTTTCTTCCTAATCTTGAAGGGGTATTGAACGATTTTGCTCTACCGGCCTTTGAACCATAGTCTGCTAAAAGTTCTACGTCTTTTACATGCCCTTTTAATCTTTGAGAAGCAGGTCGTACTTTTGAACGAGTAATTATATTAACTCCACCTTCTTTTTGATACTTACGAGCAAGTCTTTTAAGTTCCTTTTCAGTTTTTTGATATTCTCTACCAACACTTTCCATAAGTGATGCTATTGTTTTTGGATTACTGTCTTTTTTATAAATAGTATTTGCTAGTTTTTTTATTACTCTTTGTGGTACTTTTATATCTTTATTAGCCATCTATCACTACCTCACTTCTTATACCTTGCTACACGCCCACCGTAAGCATATTTCTTTTTAACTGAACCGCCAGATGCTTTTCTATTACGTTGCATTGTTTCGTAATCAGTTTGAGCAGAAGGACCACTTTTTGTATTTTTTAATATCTCTGCTCTAATTTCAGAGTCAGACATATCTTCTCTTGTCGTTCCTTTACGAGAAGGAGTCATAAAACTTCTATATTCTCCAGCATCTTTTTTAGCCCTATCTACTATTCTTCTATCACTTTTATACTGTTCTCTAGCTGTTTCTGTTCTTGAGGATAATGCGTTTAACGCTTCTTTTGCTTCTTTTCTAATTTTAGCTCTAGCTGCTTTTACTTCTTTACGAGCTTTATCTTTTAAATAAGAAGTATTTTCTCCCCTATCTTTAGCCGCTATTAATTTTTTAGCGTAAATTCCAGCAGCTTTTTTAAGTTTATCTTTCTCATCTTGTTTGATACGTTTTCTAGCTCTAACTACCGCACCAGTTTCCATCCCTCTTTCATTAGCAACTTGTCTTTTATAATATGCTGAACTAGCCATCTATCACTAACTCCACTTCCTTCGGTTTATCCTTGGCAGGTAGCATCACTACACCGTGTACTATCTCACCCTGTACTTCTGTTATCTGCTTCTTACCTAATCCTACACGGTCCAGTATAGCTTCTGCACTCTTGAGGCGCATATCCATCTGGTTCATTGGAACAGTACCGTCAGCGTCTAGTCCCTCTGTAACACGGTGGGCAGCTTTAACGGAGTACGATGCCAGCATAGAACGAGTACGATCCAGTATCTCGTCCTTGAGGGTACGCATTAACCAAGACCGACTAGTTTCTCTGTAGCCAGCTTCTGCTACTGCTTGACCTACTTTACCACCGTTAGCTATAAGACAGTTTATAAACTTTTCTTGCTTGTCGGTTAGCTCACGCTTCTTAGTCGTAGCAGGTAACACAATCCTATCCTTTTTCCTTCATAAAGATACCAGCACCAACAGTACAGATAGCGATAATCCAGAGTGCAATAGCTATAGCAGGAATCATCATAGACAGGACTACAGCACCTACACCTACGGCAAGCCATGTAGTTGGTTCTACGATACGACTTTTAATCCAATTCATAATATTCATAATTCTTTTACACACCTCCGATGGTTCAGTTTTAGGTAACAGGCTCATATACCCATTCCCTCATTCTTTTTACGTGATGGTGGATGACCTAGATCATCATTTATAGAATCTATATCTTGTTGTGTCATACACTCCATCATCTCTACCTTGTTGATGATCTTAATATGATGTTTCATCACACTCATAAAGTACACACCTTTATTAGATTGTAGCTCTGCTTTACACTCTGCTCTAGTATCAAAAGGATGAAGCATCTGTACCCATCCTTGTGGTGGTTGATTAGGAGAGTTTACAGATATGAGTATTGCTATGTAGTATTTTGCTAATTGAGATGTCAACACCATGTTATGTACACACAAAAAATAAGGAGAGAGGTAAGGTGTTTATAGTACTGCAGTGTTCCTTTTTAAACGTACGAAAGCGATTTACGAATGACGCTTTTTATTGGTAAGGAACTATACCTTTATGTAAAATGAAACAGTACCCCGGTAATAATACACCTTGCCTCTCTGTTATCTATTATAGTCTATATATGGTATGTGTCAACTAAAAAATATAAAAAAATTAAAATTACTTCACTTTTCTCTTGACAGATTCGTGGTGGGGTGTATAATAGTGTACACAGACACTATATAAGGAGTGCAATATGTATGATAGTAGAGAGGGTATAGAGATACGTAGAAGGTCTAAGATACTTACTGCAGTTACTTTAATATTATTTCTATTATTTTTAATTATACTTACCACTGGATGTAGTACTTTAGACAAAGCTTTTACTGAACCTGTTTTAGAATTAGTAATAATTACTGAACCTATTTTTAAAGACTATTAAAACCTTAACACGTACTGTCGTTGTGCCGCCATTATTGAGTTAGTGGCGGTTTTTTTGTGTATTCCAAAGTTGGTTTAAAAAAATAAAAAATAGAGCGGCTGGGAGTAAACATATGTATATGGGGGTACTGGCCCTATCGGGGTACAGAAAGTGAACACGCCCACTTTACATCATAGAGGAAATCATAGGTCACATATGTTCAGTTTGACAGTATATGAACAATCTCTTTTCAAACCCTTGTCGCGTTGTTTCCTAGTTTTTTTATACTACAGTCTGACAAAATTGTTTTGTTGAGCGCACCAATGCGTTCCATTTAGTCAGTATCGAATAGCGTTGTTATTCTTTCCTCTTAATAGCTTGGCTAGTTATCCCATTCTTTATCGTATCCAAAAAGAAACCCTCTGCACTGGTTAGATGCAGAGGGCTAAGTTAGCTCACATTGGTGAGCTTGGGGAGAAACTACTCAGAAGCGGTAGCGATTAACTTTCTCAATTCTTTAGTTGCTTGGATGCTACCTTTCGACTTGGAGGCTTTTTCATCAAGGAAGAATTCAACACGGCAAGGCTTATCGTGGTTATCTGTCCAATCAATTCTAACCATATCCCGATCAGATATTGAGGACTTATCCAGTGTAATCTTGATTTGAGTTAAGCCAAAGATATGAAGCTCATTACGGTGATTCCAATTAGTGTAAGAAATAGACATGGTGTTTTCTCCTGTTTGTTTCTAAGTAACGATAGCAATTATATAGAGCATTACGAAGATCGAGACAATAGCCAATAACGAGCCAAGATTATCTAGCCAGTTTGCACGTTTCCGCTCGTCATCATAAAGCCAGTATTTTGTGTTTTTAATCATCATATCACACCTTCATGTCCAATGAGTTTTTAAAGTCAGTAAAGAAGGAATCGTCTATCTTTACTTCAAGCTCGCCCTTTTCTAGGATTTCTTGCCGCATTGTATTACTACAGACTATCCTCTCTTTAACTGGATCAGGCTTTTTACCTTCTGCTAGTCGATTAATACGAGCAAGTCTAGCCAGTAAAACGTAATCGTTGCAGGTATCGCAACAACGCCCACGCCCACCATTTAACGGCCAAGGGTTATGGCCAAAACCTTTGTAATCCTCAGAACATAACACACAAGAATTGACTGTGTTAGCAGACTTGATTGGTTGAACTTTTACCCAAGACATTTTTCATTCTCCACATTGTTAAAGTTTAGGGCGGTACATCGCTGCACCGCCCTATTGTTCTAGACAAATTGCACTATAATAGCAAGTACAAGAATAAAGGCACCAAGAATAGCCAATCTATACAGTAATAGAAAAAACTCCATATCATGCCACTAGCTCAAGCGCACGTTCATGGGCTTTACCTTTAATGTCACGGCCAGAAGCTGGGCCATACAAAGCACGATCTAGCCGAAGGTCCGCGCCATAGTTTCTGACAGGTTTATGGTCTGCCATCCACATCACCGTTTGATATGCACCCCAAAGAGTACCTTCTGCACTCTTAAGATCATGGCCGGGATTGACAGGACCATCGTCGTTGACAGGTTCGACGGCTGACACATCCTCTCGTTTAGTTTCCAAGGACTTGATATCTATATCCTTGCCAGCTTTGATTGATGCAATAAGCTCATCCAACGTAGCAGCTTGGCTGGCATTCTGTTCTGCCAATTCAGCTTTAGTGACAGTCTTACCCTTAGATGACGTAGCAGAGAATTGCTGACCACGGAAAGCCGCCATCGCTTTTCTGACAGCTTCCGACTGAATAAGAACACCATTCTCACCTTCACGCTCTTTACCGCCAAAGACATACTTAAAGTATTCAAGCTCCTCGTCACCTTTAAGAACCTTCTTAGCCATTAGCTTCGCTACTTCCTCAAACTTGCCAAAGTTTTGGCTAGAGATACCTAGAGCAATCTTCATAGCATCAGCGTCAAATGGAACCTTATGATTGTGTGTTACAATATCGTCTGATGTATCTAGAGCCAGACGCATTGTATTATTACACACTACTCTAATAGGCGTTAACAATGCGCTATTAGCATTGACACCAGTATGGGCAATAGTGAATAGCATATTGTTATTTACTTGGTCATCTTTCCCAAGGGTAAAACCCTCGTTAGTAGTAGCCATGCACCAGACTTTTCTACCACCAAATAATGAGCCAGCAGTATGTAAGAACATACTACCGTCATCAATGAATGGTGCGAAGAAATCAAATAGGTCTTGGTTCTGAAAAGGCTTGTACATTGTACCTGCTACATACTCACCTAGAATTGAACCATCGTTAGAACGCTCGATAAAATGAGAATTAGGAACTGGCTCCGATGGATGCGTTGCGTGGTCCGGTGGATAGTGGTTCGCAGTTAGCGATACTTCCCAATCCAAACCAGCAGCAGTCATCATCTCCGCTGGTGTCATTTCGTTGGTAACTGGTACACCAAGCCCATGCCAAGGAACTTCTCCAGCGTAGGCCATCGTTTCAATTTCATGCGACATTATAAATATCCTTTTTTCTGTCACGTTTCGGAAGACCTGAATATGCGCCTAAAAAAAACGGAAATCAAGAACTTTTATTGGGTCAGACCGAGCTAGCAGATAGGTCAGACTTAGCTAGCAGATAGACTGGACCGAGCTAGCAGAAAAGAAGAGAGCGGCTAAGTCGAATAAGGAGACTGAAAATTCGACTTGCCGCCCTCGCTTTGTCAACGCTAGTCTAGGGGAAACACCGAGAAAAACCTAAACTTTATGGCTGACAAAATTGTTGTTGACAAAATTGTTGACAAAATTGTTGACAAAATTGTTGACAAAATTATTCTCAGTATTTCTTAACCTTCTCAACGATAGTAGGCGTGGTATCATGCTTATAACATAATAAGCAATCTTTGCACTTCTGCCCTGTACAATTCTGCAACGGTACAGCCTCATCAACTAGCACGTTGTTAAACGTCTTATCAAAATATTCAGGTATCTTATGCTTTGGTAAGATATTACTAATTTTAGGATTAGAGTATATCAAGATAAGATTAGATGGTTTAGCTCTATAAGAGAATAACCGTTCTATATAATCCTTACGCTTAGTCCATAGAGAGAATGTACAGTGTGGATTGTGTTCTGCAATATCTGTAAGGTTAGCTAGGTGTTGAATATTAATTAATTCACCGTGTGCGCTAAAACGAAAGAAGCTATCCATTATAAATGGTAATTCTTCTTTAGTTAAAGACCTAGAACTTAATAGATCGCTATTACGTTGTAAGGCATTAGCCATATTTTTTCTAAAACCATTTAACATAATATGGCTATAACAAACTTTACAGATTGTTTTCTTATTGGCTTTATTCATCTTAATACAGAACTTGTTAGTAAGAGTGTTAGTGCTAATAGCTCTAAAGCCTTCTAGCTTTCCTGTCATGGTGCTAATGTGTACACTGTTAGCTTGCATTATTATAGCTCCTAAATAGTCTAGGTATACCTGACGCTTTCGCTTCTTTTAAGGTTTTAAATACCTTGGTTGCACCATTAGAATACTGCGCTTGCCATTTATTTTTAGCTAATTTCTTAACAATAAAAAGCCTTCCTTCAATATTAGCTTGCATGACCTTCCACCTCTAATTCAAAATGCAGATTGTCATCATCCATTAAATCTTGTAAATGAGCGTAGATACATTCTTTCACAACGTCATCAGTATTTAACCATGCGTACTCGTCATTAGTCTCGACATTTAAAGTAACAAGAATTTTATAAGTACGCTCCTTTGACGTAGGCGGTATTTTTCTTTTTGGCTCATCTACCTCGACTAAAGCATTTCCTCTAATTTCAACTGGCATAAGCTTGTCCTTCCTGCTTTTCCTTGATTGAAGCTAATAATGCTTTCTGTTTAGCTGTTTGTTTACTAGGATTAGCGTCAGTATATGCTATGTAATAAGACTGTAGCTTACGCTCTAGTCTGTCTAATGTGTAATAGTACCCAGTTAATTTAATAGTAGGATATTTAGAATCATTATCCATAATAAACTTTCTACTTAACTTAATAGCTTTATATAAGCTATCTATGGATTGCCTAACAGTTAATGACTTACTAAATCTAGCATCCTCTAATACCTTATCAAAAACAGTTAAAGCAATAACGCTGGCTCTAAGGTTCCCAATCATACCATCAGCGATAAGGTCGAAAGCTTTTTGATTGACTTTTACATATGACATTTTTTGTGTTTCCTTTTTTGTGTTAATGACCCAACCCTTTTAAAGGTAGTAAAATCTCTTGTCAAGAACTTTTATTACGTCATATGTATGTAACAGATAAGTTATCATTACCTTTAAAACATTTCCTTCCCCATGTCTTCTTGCAAAATTCTGTAGCTTCTTTCTTATTACGTTGGACCGAAACAATAATCCATCGTCCTATTGTTCTATTGTAAGTTTTGTCCATTATCTCTTCATTATCAAAGTCAGAGCTATCAAAGAACTGGTGGAAGATACCTCGTAGGTTATTGTTGCGTACTGCATCGCTTAAAGTAACATACTGCCACACATCATATTTCTTGTCAGCACGTTTGTTAACTTCTACTTTAATGTTATCTAGTTTATACATAATATCTCCGTTTCTAGGTTGACAAAATTGTTTAATAGGTTGACAAAATTGTTTAATAGGTTGACAAAAAAGACTTGACAAAATTATCTATATTCTATAACCAGATAAGTCATCTTTACTGTTATCTGGATACATTTCTGGTATTTTATTATTGACAAATTTTAAATTAAGACACAATAAATTAATATCCCTTAGTTCATTTTGTTCCATTACAAACACTTTACCATGTCCTAGATCACCTATCCTATCCTTATTAATTAAATCTTCTTTTTTAGCCCAACCTCTAATGACAACTTTAGGATAGTGTTGAGCAGTAACCAAGACAAAAGTATTTATATCACCGTAATCAGTTTTATAAAAAGCTATTAGCTTACCTTTACCGTAAAAGGTAGTCTTAACATCTATCTTTTTATCATCATGTGTTATTAAATCAGCACCACCCTTACGTACAAATATAGAAAGATCAGGATACACATTAAGATGCTTTGCAACTGCTAACTCACCAGCTATACCTAACTTCTCTATATCCATAGGATTACGTTTTGAAACTTTAGCGTTAGGTAATCCAGCTTTACGATTAGAATTGTAACGCATTTTTCCCCCAGTAGAACATAACTTCTGTTCTAGTTCTGTAAGAGTATATTCAACAGACATAGTTTACTCTTGTACCTAGTACGTTACAATTTAACATATCACGTATCCTTTCATACGTCATACAGACGTAGTATATCATAGCTTTATTTACCATCAATATATCTCCTTAAATATGTTTATTCTTTAAATCTTCTTTTCAGCTATTTTCTTTTCATATCTATCGTTTAAAAACTTAATTTCCTTAATCACAGTGTCTTCAGCCGTATTTATAGCTTCTCTGATACCTGACAAATTATCATGTTTCTCAGATAAAGTATAAGCATCGTTTAACTTAAAAAAAATGTCTTGCAGTATTTTTATATTCATCAGTGTATCTCCTTAGATGTCATAATGTGACGTAAATCTATTGGTTGTGTTTCTTCTAACTTGCTTGATAACATTTCCATAACACGTTCAAAATGGTTATAGAACATAATCGTGATAGCGTCTTTCCAGAAATAGTCTGTCTCTATACCATAACGATCCGTTAAACCAGATTCATTCATTGCACCCTCTATACAATCTATAAGGTACTCATCAATAGATGTAGCCTCTCTTACCTCAGTATCCTTAATGAACGTAGCAAGGATATTGTATGTCTTTTCTATTCTGTCTTCTAGATCACCTTGGGCTTGACTTGGTAGGCTCATATCATACTCCTTCATTTAACATCATTATATTCCCATCTATAGAATATATGATCCTCTATTTCTACTGTTCTAGTCTTGGTATACGCCCAAGACGGTGTAATATAGTCAGCGTGATAGTGTGTAGCACCATCAGTAATATCAAGATACGGCATATTTTGGTATAACATATCCTCTGCCATACCATATATAGCGTCATAAGTCTCTATATCGCTAGGTTCATCCGACTTACCATCACAATACCAACTGAATTGACACCTGTTACGTACTGGTATAAATTTATTTTTATCCTTCCATGATGGTCTTGTTGGTCCTTCATGGACTACTTCACAAATAGTATCTGGATACCTGTCATCTGCTACACGGTTCATTACTACGTTACTTACAGCTAACATCCCTGCTAGGCTCTGGTTCCTTGCTTCAAAATACATATTATCTGCAAGGCACGTAACCTCATCATGTGTTACACCCATTAGCATCCCTACTAGAAGTAATTCTTTACCTATCATCATTTCACCTTGTAAGTTCTACTAGACGGTTTAAACAATAACTCTGCCTTTATAGCTCTCCTCAAAGAAGATTTAATCTCACTGTCAGTTACGTCTTCTACAATAAATTTTCGTATCTTACCAAAAGTATCTTGTTTCCATCTAACAGCATCTATGACAAAATTATCTACATACTTCTTACGCTTCCTTCGCAGTAAGACATCTTGTTTCTTTTTAATTATTTCTTTCCTACGTAACGCCCTTCGTTCCTTTTTCTCTTTATGCTCACGCAGTAACCTCATCCAAGATTCTTCTTTCTTAGGTTCAGTATCTTCTTCAATGATAGTTTCTGATTCCTTAACTTCTCTTTTAAGAAACTCAGGAATATCTAATAAGTCTTTATCATCCATTTTGACGTTTCTCATTTGCAGGAACATCTATAACAGATATTATCTTATGTTGGTTGATAATATCATATACATGGGCAGGGTTATAAGCTTCAATGTATATTTCACATACTTTAGGCTTTCGTTTAACTCGTCCTTGAATTACATACCCCCCTTCTTCTTCAGCTAAATCATTTAAGTAATGTTCCACAACATACTTGACACAAAAAAGATATTTCATTTTCAACGCCTTCCGTTTCCATTTGACATATAAGCTGTCATTCCCATAAAGGCTCCGACAACCCCTGCTTGACCTATATAGAACAATCCAAACAAATCTGCAAGTGCTTTTATTCTGCTGTCTGAAAAGATAGGTAAAAAGACCATCAAAGTGAACACAATCATAGATATCATGGCTACCCATGCCATACGTTGTTGTGCTACTAGCTTGGCTTCCTGATTGATAGCGTGGATTGTTTTCATCTCATCATCCGAAACAACACCATCACCATCTACATCATACTTAGCGTACTCACTCTTATCTTGAAGTACTTTATCTCCACGTTTTACACGCATACTATTCATTTAATGTTAACTCCTTTTTACTTACTGTTGTAGTTTGGTGTATTACAACAGGATTATACCCTTTATCTTTTAAAATATTGTAGTTATCTTTTATCTCAAATTCGTCATCTGAATAAATTAATTCATTGTTATTGACTTTAAGTATATACTTCATAATGATTTAATCTCATCTTCAGTATTACCATCTAAAATATAGTTATACACAAAATCTTCTATATCTTTAGATTCATAATGCTTTCGTAATCTGTTACGTTTATTAATTAATTTAGCCCATTTACCTGTAGTAAATCTATAGTCATATGCTATATGTTTTAAATAAGGATGTTGAATATATAACGTATGATTTTTTAACTCATATTCTAAGTTATTATAATCTAAAACATCTTTAGCGTGTTGTAAAGTATCTTTATATTCTTTACTACTTGATTTCATACCCATTATGGCAACCTTTCATCTCTCCACTTATTTAAGAATATAACATGATTGTTGTAAAAGTAACTATGTACTTTACTAACACGTTTAGAGATAAAAAGATACACTCTAAACATATAGAAATAGTATCTTCCTTTAAGATAACTCATAAGGATACTTCCTTGGTTTATACTGTTCTAGAAAACTACCTAAACTATTCTGTAAGTAATCATAAAACTTAGGACATTTTAACTTAAAATATTTTTCTAAAACATACTCTGATGTCATTATTTCAAAAGGAAATATCACCACACAACCAGCATTAAGTACTTCTTTTAGTCGTGTAAAGTCAGTATTAACTTGGTATACAATAGGAACATACTGCTCATCATCGTAATATGAATCTACTCCCTTACCACCTGATCTTTTAATAGTTAGAGGTAGTGCTACATTAGTGTAGTTTCTAATATTAGCTGAAATAGGATCACCACCTTTATGCTCCTCATTCTCTATATACATGTAGAAACAATTCTCATTAAAAGAAGGATCATTTGGGTGTAGCTTATAGTTATTTACTATTGGCATTGGAAGTGCCTTTCACCAGCGTACTTGATATACTGTATAGTATCAAGGTTTACGTTACGATAACATCTTTTACGTTCCTCTATACTTTTACCTTTAGCACTTTTCATATCGAACACAACAAGATATTTATTTTCATCTGCTGTTTGTTTTCCATCACCACAATGTGCTTTTACAGCAAGCCTACAAGTCATCTCTCTTAACGTACCATCTTTTTTGATAAAAGCAACTTTAAATACTCTATGTCCTACCAACTCAATGATATCTTGTTTCTTACGTAAAAGTTGTTTATCTACTTCCTTTTGCATTTCAATATCTCTCTTTGTTTTAATAGAAGTGAACTTTCTTCCCTTCATACGTTTCATCCATAACTCATTAGATTGTAATAAGTACTTAGGTGCAGAAGGCCAACCAGTTCTATATTGGTTGCCTCTTATATTACCTTTCTTTCTATCTTTTTTCGTTAGTGGCATAATTCACCAAAAAAAAGTTATTGCAATTACTTGACAAATGAGATAGTATACGAACAGAAAATGGTTGTCAAGAGAAATTTTGTTAACTAAATCAACAGGTTAGTCATGGGATACAAAAGAAGACAAAAAGAAATTGAACGTCAGGATAAAAAAAGACGTAGAGATTTTAAAAGCAATATAGTCGCTAAAGACTTGCATACTTCTAAGTATAGACAAAGAGTAGTTCCAAATAAAAAGAAACACAATACATTGGAATTAAATATTAATACTGTACTTAAAGATTATGAGTAGTATAATGCAAAGAAAAATAATTATAGATATAGAAACAGACGGCTTAGATGCTACAGTCATATGGTGTACTGTTTGTAAAGAGCTTCAAGGTGAATTGAAAGTATTTACTAATGCAGAAGAGTTTAATAATTATATCAAGGAAGATGATATCTTCATTGCACATAATGGTATTTCATTTGATATACCGTTATTAAGAACTTTATGGAATGCTGAGATAAATAACGTTGAAGATACTTTAGTTATGTCTCGTCTATATAATCCAGAACGTGAAGGTGGACATTCTCTTGAAGCATGGGGGACTAAGTTAGGTTACAGTAAGATAGCATTTAATGACTTTTCACGTTATACTGAAGAAATGCTAGAATACTGTAAAAGAGATGTGCTTCTTACTGAGAAGATATATTTTGTGTTATTAGAGGAAGGTCGTCAGTTTTCTAGACAAAGTTTAGAATTAGAGTATAACATTGCACGTATTATAGAAAACCAACGTAAGCATGGTTTCTACGTAAATAAAACTAAGGCAATACAATTATACTTTGAAACTAAAACTAAAGCTGAAGAGATAGCCGCATCAGTACACAAATATTTTCTTCCTAGAGCTAAGTTAGTAAGAGAGATTACACCAAAATATAAAAAAGATGGTGTTATGGCAAGAACAGGTCTAGCAGGTCTAAGTGACGTAGCAGGGCCATTCTCTCTTATTCAGTTTAAAGAGTTTAATTTAGCTAGTCCTAAACAAATAGTTGAAAGATTAAACGAGTATGGCTGGAAGCCTACTGTCTTTACACCTAAAGGCTCACCTAAAATATGTGAAGAAAATTTAGCTACAGTATTTAATACTGCGCCAGAACCAGCTAGGAGATTAGCTGAATGGAAAATGCTAGAAACACGGTGGAAGACAGTACAAGCATGGCTTGAAAACTTAGACAACAATAACAGAATACATGGCACTGTATATACTATGGGTGCAGTTACTGGACGTATGACACACGCTAACCCTAATATGGCTAATATAGTGTCAAACGATAAACCTTATGGTAAAGAATGTAGGGCTTGTTTTACTGTACCAAATAGTAATTACAGAATAGTAGGTATGGATGCTAAAGGCTTGGAGCTACGTATGCTTGCTCATTATATGCGTGATGAGAGTTACATGGATGTTGTGTTAAATGGTGATCCACATGAAGTTAATAGGATTGCGGCTGGTCTTGAAACAAGAGCAGATAGTAAGAGATTTATTTACGCTTTCTTATATGGTGCTGGTGCAGAAAAACTAGGAAGCGTAGTAGGTGGAACTGCGCTAGATGGTGCAAAGCTGAAACGTGACTTCCTTAGAAATATGCCAGCCCTAGAAGAACTTATTTTAAAGGTACAAGCTATGGCTGAAAAAGGTTCACTTAAAGGACTAGATGGACGTAGAATATTAGTACGTCATCAACATGCAGCATTAAATACATTGTTGCAAGGAGCAGGTGCAATATCTTGTAAGCAATGGTCTGTATGTATGGATGACGAGATACGTAAAAGAAAGCTAAAAGCTAATCTTGTCAATACTATACATGACGAAATGCAGTTCGAGGTACACAAAAATGATGTCGATGAAATTATTTCAATTTCGGACTTGACAATGCAAAAAGCAGGGACTATACTAGGGGTAAGGTTGACGTTAAATGCTGATGCAAAGTTAGGATTTAATTGGGCCGAAACTCACTAAACTCAAGAAAAGGAGTAGTGCTAAATGAGAGAGAGTGCAGTAGTAAAAGGTGACGCAATGTGGGCTAGCCTACATGAAGTCAACAAGATGTCAGAAAAATATCAGATTGATATCTGTAATCTTGATAAGAAGGATGTTAAGTCTCTAGAAGACCTTGGCATCTCAGTCAGAGTTGGTGAAGGTGAAAAGGCTGACAAAGGTCATTTCATTACAGCTAAGACTAAACTCGTTCCTAAAGTTATGGATTCAGCTAAGAATCCTTGGCCTTCTGGTACAGTGGTAGGTAATGGTAGTACTGTAAAGTGTTCTATCAGTCCTTTTAACTGGACGTATCAGAAAAAATCCGGTATATCAGCATCACTTAATGCTGTTATGGTTATTGACTATAAACCATATACTGGCTCAGACGATCTAGATACAGAGGATGGATTTGTTCTGGATGACGATGAAGTTTTAGATAATCTGACTGATGAGGATGATGATCTATAGTATGACGTAATAGTGCGTCAAATAGAGAGAGAGTTTTGAGGAGCGGCCTTGAAACTCTCTCTTACTTTTAAATAGTAGGGGAAGTTACATAGTAGGTAACTTAATGATAGCAGAGGGATGGTAGCTATCATACTCTTTAACAGAACGGAGATTCAATGGCTAAGAAAAAGAAAGTTTATACGTTAGTCCAAGATATCAAAGATTTAATTCTTAACGGTAAAGAAGATATCAGTAAAGATAACTTAGAAGAATTCTTAGACACTATGCGTGAAGAAATGGAGAAATTTCTATCTCCGTATGAAGGAGAACGTAAAAGAGTTAGACTGTCAGCTATTGGACGTACAGATCGTAAACTATGGTACGAAGTAAATGATCCAATAAAACGTAAAGAGACAGCCCCATTACGTATGCGCTTCTTCTACGGTCATATATTAGAAGCTATACTGTTATTTCTAGCCAAGGAAGCTGGACATGACGTACAGCATCAGCAAGCAGAAGTAGAGTTAGAAGGTGTAAAAGGACATATTGATGCAGTAATTGATGGTGCGTTGGTTGATGTTAAGTCTGCTTCTGACTATAGCTTTAGAAAGTTCAGTGAAAAACAATTATTAAACTCTGATCCATTTGGATACGTAGCACAGATAAGTGCTTACATGGAAGCGTTAAACGTTGAGGAAGGTGGTTTCCTAGCTATAAATAAGAATAACGGTGATATCTGTTTTCTTGAGATGGATGAACTTATGACTATTAATGCTTCAGATAGAGTTAACCATGTTAAGAAGATGGTAAAAAGTAAGAAGATTCCAGAACGTTGTTATGAGCCTGTTCCAGAAGGAAAGTACGGTAATATGGTGCTTGCCAAGGATTGCCTGTTCTGTGATTACAAGGAAAGATGCTGGAGTGATGTTAACGATGGAGAAGGTCTAAGAATATTTAAATACTCCAATGGAAGAAAGTACTTTACACATATAGAAAGAGAGCCTAATGTGTCGGAGATATTATGAGTAAGCTACTTAAAGCCCATCAACCTTGCCCTACGTGTGGTAGTTCAGATGCGTTATCATATTATACTGATGGAACGTACTGCTACTCTTGTGAAACTTTAACTAAGGATGTTAATATGGAAATCCCACAGGATAAACCAAAGATTGTAAAGAACAATGCCTTGAGTAAAGGTAAGACACAAGAACTTACTAAGCGAAAGATAACAAAGGAGACTTGTTTAAAGTACAATGTTACTGTTGAAGATGGTAAACACATATATCCTTATTATAATACATGGAATGAACATGTAGCTAACAAGGTACGTGCAAAGAACAAAGCGTTCTCTGTAGAAGGACGTATAAGTGAAGCAGGTTTGTTTGGTCAACAGTTATTTAAGAAGGGTGGTAAGTACATTACTATATGTGAAGGCGAGATAGACGCTCTTTCCGCTCACCAGATGTTTGACAGTAAATGGCCTTGTGTGTCGGTTAGAACTGGAGCCGCAGGAGCCAGTAAAGACGTTAGCGATAACTACGAGTATCTTATGAGTTTTGATAATATAGTTATCTGCTTTGATAATGATAAGGCAGGTAGTGATAACGCTAAGAAGGTAGCAGAGATATTATCTCCTAAAGCCAAGATAATGAAGATGCGTTACGATGATGCTTCTGCTTATCTTATGGAGAACAAGGCTACAGAGTTTTCTGCTGATTGGTGGAACGCTGATACTCATACACCTGACGGTATAGTAGCAGGGTCAGAGCTATGGGACGTACTACAGAAAGGACCAGAGAAATCTATTGTAGATTATCCTTTTGACGGCTTAAACACTATGACTTACGGCTTACGTAAAGGTGAGCTAGTAACTATCTGTGCAGGTACAGGCATAGGAAAGAGTAGTTTCCTGCGTGAAATAATATACCACATATATAAAAATACTGATGAGAATATAGGTCTTATGTTTATGGAAGAGAGTGTAAGGACTACAGCAGAGAGCCTTATGAGCCTACATATGAATAAACCGTTACATCTTCCTGACGTAGTGTACGAAGATCAAGCCTATGAGGATGCGTTTAACGAGGTTCTAGGATCAGAACGTTTCTACTTCTTTGACCATTTTGGTTCTAACACCATAGAGAACATTATAGCACGTATACGATACCTTGTACGTGCGCTAGGTTGCAGATACATAGTATTAGACCATATCAGTATATTGGTTAGCGCACAGGAAAATGCGTTAGATGAACGTAAAACCATCGACTCATGCGTAACCAAGTTACGTACTCTTGTGCAAGAACTAGGTATATGTTTACTGATGGTATCTCACTTACGGAGAGCATCTAACGGTTCACATGAGACTAACTCTGTTAATGTCAGTCTAAGTGATCTTAGAGGTAGCCACAGTATAGGACAGTTAAGTGATATCGTTATAGGACTAGAACGTAACGGACAAGCTGATTG